CGACTCATAGGCCCATCAACTGCTCCGAGCCATACTCTGCCACCTGTAGCCGTCAACTGGAACTTATCAATCCGATTGTCCTGTTGTAGACTACGAACATATCCTTCTAGTGTCTGCTTCCCGATGCCTTGCAGTATCTCAGGAGCATCAGCGTCCTCTGACCGCTTGTGAACTCCGTTATTGCCACTCATATGGGTTAGAGCCACACCTTCGCGCTCACAATGGATAATCCAATCAGCCATAGCGTCCAGCTTCATCTCAAGAACTGTACCGCTGTTAAGTGATTTAATTTCTTCAGTGCGATCATTTAGCAGCCCAGTCATTGGATCTCGTACAAAATGCCGAACATTTCTACTGGCTGGTCCGTTAGACTTGACTACAGCGCCATCGAAACAACTGTTACGCTGGTATGGTAAACCTAGCCGCTCACAAGTCTTCTTGCCGCGTTGAGCATCAACTTGCCACAACGCAAATGAAGACCTGACCCCATCCACAAGAGCAGTCGTACCCCGAATAAGGTTACGAGCTTCTTCGGGTGTTTTGATTACAGCGTTGTCCTTGATCTTCGTCATGTGGTGACAAACCAGTACAGATGCACCTGTTTCTGTTGCCATCCTAGCCAGCAGACCTGTCAAAGCAGCTCCCGCAGCCGGATCAGCATTTACATCCGCATGGACAAAAGACGCCAGTGGATCGAACACAATCAGCTTTAGGTTACTCATCTGCAAGATTTGTTCGTATATCTTTTCAAACTCTGCTGTTGTTCCGAACTCGCCGTTGGACTCGTTCATAATCGCAAACACACCGCCGACATTAGGAAGCGATACAATCTTCAGATCATGGTTGTAGCTATGCCGCTCTTCAAACGGATCAAGACGCTCAACTCGCCTGTGCATCTCAGCTTCGTCATCTTCAGCAGTGAAGATCACCACGTTCCCGAACTCTTTAACCAGACCGCCAAACGTGTTTGTCATTGGCTTTCCCGATGCGATCTTCATGCCCATGTCCAGTGTCATCATGCCCTTACCAGCATCACCAGCAGCGGCAAACAGAATAGGGACTCCAAGCGGAAACGTGCCATCAATCAAGAACTTTTGTTCTGGTGCAGCCCCGGCAAACCGACTGACAAGGAATGACTCGTCAAGAAGATTAATGTTTGTCTTGGTTATCTTGGCCTTGGTATTAACAAAGTTTTCAATGTTGTAGCCCTCAGACAAAGCATCTGAAGCATCCCAGCCTTCGGGTTTACCCATTGGCGGCGTAAGCATTGTGACCGACTTAGCGCCAGCAGCTAGAGCAAAGTCCTGAATAAGATCAGCTAGTTTTTTGCCAGCAGGATCATTATCAGGCCATAAGATAAGCTCTTTGTTCTGTAATGGAGAAAAATCAAACTGGTGAGCAGTTTTCTTTGTTAGCGCACCAGCCCCGCCAATCGTACAGGTTGCAGTATAACCAACGTCATTTAAAGCATCAGCACACTTCTCGCCCTCGACCCATATAACACGATCAGATGCTAATACATTCGGAATGTTATATAACGGGCGTATATCTGGGAACTTGGAGTATGGAGAGCCTTCGACAAACGGTCTGAACTCTTTCTTTGGCTTGCCCTTTGTGTTGAGCATAGGGTTGCCAGCAATGTCCTTGACGTTATAACGCCTGACAGAAACCAGCACCTCGCCATCTGCATTGGTATATACATACTCAGCGTCATACGGACTGTTTGAATTGTACTGCGGCCTGATAGGATTTTCTATCGGCGCATTATTACGAACAATTTCAGGCCCAGTGCTGTCGAGGTAACTGGCAAACATCTCCTTTATTTCTGGGAGCTTCATGCCACGAGCTTCTATCAGTATCTTGACGATGCCCCCGATACCAACACCACCATTAAAATCCTGCCCCTGCATAAAGTGCTGCGAGGCAGTATCAATGTTAATTTTTAACGATTGCCCCGGATCACCAAGCAGTGAACCGATGTAAAATGTTTTACCGTGAACACGCCCAGCAGGGAACGTATCCTGCAAAATCCGAATTTGTTCGCCTTTGGGGACTTTGCGAGAAATCTCCTCAACTATGTCATTACTACTAGATATAGTATTGCCAAACCTTACCACACTCATTATATTGATCCTCGTTAAGCATTGTTTTCAACTAGGGGCGGCTCATACCGCCCCTTCTTTTTTAGACCAGCAAGTATTGCGGAACTCGCACCACTTACAAACAAAATAATCATCATTCTGTGCAACACGCGGCAGCATGTCATTAGCTTGGGTTGCTTTCAGGATTTGTACTGCTTTATCACTGGTAGCTTGTGCAAGCTCACCATTAAACGGAACCATCTCAATGTATATCTCGCTTGTGTTTTTGTTTAACACCGTGAATACACAAGGGTTTTCAGCTAGATCCATATAAGCTTGATAGATTGCAATCTGTGCTGCGTACACTGGGTTGGCTTCCGCCACGCCTTTACGAACAAATTCATTGAATTTTTTATCGGAGGCAGACTTACACTCCCACAACATAGGGTATGCCATGTGCAACGGGCCACCACATATGACCCCATCAATATGACCTCTGACCTCCCCGCCAGCAGTCTCAAACCCAAATTGTTCGCCTTTCTTCTCTGTCCGCAGGTCAAAGCCAGCGTCCCTGAAGTACATAATCATCATGTCTTCGATGGTATGCCCGAGTCCAAATATGCGTAATGTCTTTGCAGGAAACCCTTTGCCCTCATCAACCTGCTGGTTCATGTAGCGATACTGGAGCTTGCGTGAGCAGGGATCGCCAAGAGAAGAAGCTCCAAGGTATCTGCGCCTTGGCTGCTTACTTTCCTTCTCTACAATCGCCCGATCAAGCTCTTTAATGATGCTTTGTGCGTCAGAAAGGGATGTCTTGTTCTGTGAGGCCGATTCTGCCGCCTCCATATCTGAAGTAAATTTCTGTAAGGTCTGTGCTAGAGTATTCATCATCAAGCCCTTCTGATATTCTCTTTAATATTAAGGTTATTGCGATAACTTCTTCTTCGTTCAAATCACAAAATCTTTTTTCCCAACCAATAATCCCGAACAATTCTCCTGCTTGTTTTAGTGAAGAGTCTCGTACTCCCCTTCCCGTATCCATTCTATAACCTCCTGTGATAGCGGACCATAAGTACACACATAGGTTTCATCTGAACCCTGTATGTCCACTTCCGCAACTGCCCCTTCAAAACTTTCTTCTTTATGTTCGATTAACCTATATAGAAGATTTGTAATGGCTTCTTGAAACTCATCTCTGTCATCTGCGTTTTTAAACAACACAAAATAACTTGCCTCAAGAGAAACATCGTCTTCAAACAATACTGTTAGTTTAACTTCACCCCGGTTCATGCGCTTCTCTCTTCTGAAATTATGTCATTAACAAGATGATCAATAAAACGCTTATTCCAAATATAATTCAGCATACAAGCGGCTCTGTATTTAGTCCATGAAAAATCAATAGGACTTACATTCACACCGTTTTTTGCCAACAATTCCCGCTGCTTAATACTAACTGCATCATTCAGCCAACGCTTGGTTTTTTTCGCGCTATCACCTGTCTCATTCTGTCTCATAAAGTCATCAGCAGATGCCATAACGTGTCTTTTAGTTCCAATAGAAATCACTCTGGTCTTGCCATCTTTTTTCTTCACAATGGCAATACAAAGCCCATCTACATCAGCAATTAAAGCAAAACCGTTAAAGCCAGACGCAGACATACAGGCTCCATTCCCGAACAAATCTATCCAGCGGAACGGAGATCGTTCCATAAGATCCACTTCGGTTAGAACAAAATCTTCTAATATTTCTGGTTCTGGACGCTCTATTTCATGACCACAAATAGGACACTCGCGTACATTCAACGGTATCTCGGCATCGCAGTTAGAGCATATCTTTACTGGAGCATCGCCTTGGGCATCATCATTTTGACTCCCATCCAGATTAACAGCATCATCAAGTGATCCATGCGTTAACACAGACGTACCAAAGTCCATTACGATACAGTCTGATTTTACAACACCTGGAAATTCATCTTGATTTACAGTGCGTAAACCACGACCAATCATCTGAACCATTGTTGCTTTATATGAACATGGGCGAGTTAATACGATGCAGGACACAGGCGGAGAGTCAAAGCCCTCTGTCAGTACAGCCACGTTAACAACTACCTGAACATATCCAGTGCTTAGATCATGAAGGATTTGTTCGCGTTCATGTTTTGGTGTGTCGCCTGTTACTGTTGCGGCTTCAATACCGTAAGCAACAAACTCTTCGCATAGATCTTCGGCATGCTGCACAGTCGAGCAGAATACAATAGTCTGCCGCTCACCAGCTTTATCATCCCATTCTTCGACAACACGCTTGTTAATAGCGCGGCGGTTCATGATCCGCTCAACTTGAGCCATGTCAAAGTCAGATATAGTTTTGCGTACCTGACGCAGTTCATCTCGTACACCAACATCAATTACATATGTCTTTGGCGGTACAAGGAACCCTTCACGGATTAACGTGGAAATTTCTATCTGATGGCTACAGTTCGTAAATACGTCCCGTAAACCCTTCTTATCGCCACGGTTGGGGGTAGCGGTAAAGCCAACGATCTGAACCCCCTCATTGGCCTTCTTTGCGGCGTTAATGATACGTTGATATGTTTCCGCAATGGTATGATGCGCTTCGTCAACCACGATCAGATCAACTTTGGGCATATTGTCCAAGTTTTTCTCGCGGCAAAGCGTTTGCACCATTGCAAATACAGCGTCACCTGACCAATCCTTTTGTGCAGCGTTTACTTCACTGGTCTTCAAAGATGGGTTTACAAGGTGAAATTTATTGGAGTTCTGTGAAACGAGTTCGTCACGATGCTGTAGCACAAGCACATTTTGTGAACTTTTATGACGTTTGCCAACCAAGGCGGAAAGCATGATTGTCTTTCCAGCCCCGGTTGGTGCAACGACTAAAGTGTTACCGTGCTTGTCCAGTGCATCAGAAGCATCGTTTACAGCGACTTCCTGATACTCACGGAGAATCATCAGACTAGCCTAGTCTATACCTGTGAGTACCTGACTTTTTATCGTAGGTCTTCACAATCTCATAGCCAGCCTTTTTAATCAGGTAGATATGATTGTATACAGATGATCTTTTCTTGCCAACAACAGCATGTACTTCGTCAATTGTCGCTCCCTTCTTGCGCGAAATCATCTTGAGTGTTTTCTGTGCGAGTTTAGGAACGTCATCAACAGAATGAGTTGTATATGGCGGAATGCCATCCTCAAACTTAATATCGAGAGTGGGGGGCTTTACGGCTCCAGCGCCCCCCGTACTGGATCTAGCGACCTCTGAAGGTTTGCCGCTAATATATGCCCACAGTGTCTCTATCATGCCCATGATGGCTTTACCCCCGCTGTTGCTGTACTCGGTTGCGGTGCAGGAGATTGAGTCACTGGTGCTTGTGCAACTTGCGCTTGCGCGATAGGTGCAGCCTGTCCTGTACTCTGAATATAATTTGGAGAGTCTGGTGTCAAGACTGTCTTGATCTTATTACGATCAGGATAACCATCACGACCCTTTTCAATGCCCAAGGTGCAGGAGATCGTCATACCATTAATCATATGGATGCCTTGAATAGACGCACGTTTTGCCCTAGCGTCCTCACTCTCATCTTTTGGTGAGATGCCAAACCCACTGTCAACCATCTGCTTGATAGTATTCAAGCCGATTTTCTTAGCTTTTGACATGCCATTCTCGTCTTTGGCATCGCCATCAACAAAGATGTTCTGCCAGACTTTGCGCTTGTCAAAGCTGCCGCCAACAATAGTCATTTCAATCGGCAACCATTTTGCGCTTGTTGTCTGGGAAGCCTTAAAGTAGGTGCCAGCACCGTACTCAGGAATTTCCAAATCACCACCAGTTAGCTTAATGATACCGCTTACTACAGTTCCATCAGGCATAAGTTCAAAGTCTCCACTTCCACCTTCCATTGGTGGCACGTTGTTAAGGTCAAGCATCTACGTTTTCCTCTTCTTTATTATTGACCGTTTTTGGATTTACAAAGTTCATTGCCTCTGGCCTTGGACCAGACATTTTTTCAAGCAACTTACCAAGATGCGGCTCTTCAACAGCGTCAAGTCTGCCGCTTCTATCTTTAGCAGGGTAGCCCCACTGGTTTAGTGTGTCGCAGACAAAGGCTCTAAATAAAGACCCATCATCAGCGGTGAGTGTTGTCATTGTGATTAGTTCGTCCACAATTCCGGGCAACTCACGCCCAGTCTTTGCACCCTCAATCTGCAAGTCGTAAGTGATGCGTCCATAGTCATCCGTCTTTTCATCAAGGATGCCTACAAAGATCACGTTCTTCTCACGGATATGTTGAAGGTGTGTTAACCATGCCATCATCTCACGACCCTGCGCTCCATACACTGCACGAGTGTCTAGCTTGCCTGTTCGATCTGATCTGGCTTCTGGTGAATTTTGATTGTGCGAAAAGCAAAGCCGACCAGCTACAGTAATACTGTCAATGAAGATCGTATCATATTTGCTTAACAGAGTGTCTGGATCGCCATAGGTCTGACACACATACTCATAGTGCGCCATGCTATACGGTGAGTCCTCACTCAATGCAGGATTGCCACCACCAAGGAAGCATGCAAAGTCACGACACTCTTGCCAAGTACGCGGCCTGATTACATCAACCTTACACCCTTCGATAGCGGCATCACCAGCTTCCAAGTCCATGAACAATGTCTTGCTCATGTCCAAGGTACGCACCAGTGAAGTCTTCCCCACGCCTGACTTGCCACCAATCACAATCTTGTGACCACGTTTTTCGGCAAGTCTTTCTTCTGCGCTAATTATTTTCAGCATTAACTTTCCTCCCTTCTTTTCATATCTACAGACACGCCTTGTAACTCTACAGTACGAGCCTCTGATAATGCTGCTTTCAGATCTGGTGTAGCATTCTGAAACTTTGCTTCAGCTACACTGTACTTGACCGTAGCCAAATGCTTTGCAGTGTCTGGATCCAAAGAGTTCAAAACACGCAACAGAACAGTCTCATCCCAAAGAACCTTTTTTCTGAAATCAACGGTGATTTTAAAGTCACCATTGTTCATTGTAGTCTGACCAAAATCCTTGCCTTCTTGAGCAAGTTGCATTTGGGCAGTGTCTTTAAACTGGTCTTTGAGAGAATTGTTAACGATCTTCAATTCTTTTTGCAGATCGTCAATTTTGGATTTGAGATCCTCGCGCTTGTCAAACAAAGCGGTCAGATCATTATTCAAAGTAATAGCGTTCATTGCTTTTCCTTTCAGAGTTGAATATCGCTAGATACAACTGAAAGGTAAGCATGCAATCTTTTCAAGTCAAGGGAATTTTGAGAAAATTATTATTATTTTTCTTTGACAGGTAAATCTCAACTCCATGAACGGCTTTCATGAGTTTCTTTTTGAGTTTAAATTCAGCGGTTTCTACGCCCTTGGCATCCTCAACAACCTCTTCAAGATTGCCGTAATCATCTACCTTATTATATTTGAAGTCGGCTATGTATTTACAAATCTTCTGATCATTGACCACAATCTCATATGAGATTTGTCTCTGTAAGTCTGTTATGTAACCCGCCTTCTCCATACACGTTAACTCACCCCATCGCTCCGCTTCCCACTTGGAATCAAACTTGATCCCCATGAAAGTCGTTTTTCTGGCTCCATACTTATTGGTCTTGTATTTATGGTTGTACATGGTAATATGCCTCAAACAATGGGTATCAATGGGAAATTATAATGGCTGATACAACACAATACAAGTCTGTTGCCGTAGATATTTCTACTTACAACAAGCTTCAGAAGCTTTGTGCAGACGAACACAGGAATGCTCGTCAGCAAATAGCCAAGCTAACTGCTGATGCGTT